TCAGGAAACACATAAGTTAGAGTGTTGTTCATGAAAGCATCGGTACGACCGAAACCCATGAAGTCACCCTGATAAACACCAGTGAAGATGTCACGGGGAATATACTTCAACATCAAGAATAGCATGTCTGCTACATCTTCCTGATGACCGAAGTGAGTATGAACATCCTCGTTGTTGTAACAGATACGATTCTTTTTCTTGTTGAATGCCGCTTTGGTACACACAAAGAACCGACCGGTTTCTGGATGTTTACCCCACACAATAGAGGGAGCACCATCAATCTTGAGGGACACATGTCCAGGACCATAAAGATCTCTGAATGCTCTCAGATCACCCGTGAGGATGGTATCTTCTGGATGTGGGAGATGTGTGTTTGCCATAGTGAGTTCCTTACAATAGTGGAGCAGTTTAGAGGTGAGTAACATTAATTAAAGAAGGATTCAACTCCTACAGGTTCACCAAACGAATAATCGTAAGTTAATGCATCATAACATACAATGTGAGGGTGATTTACTGATACACCGAGTTTGTTACATATCTCTCGGTGATTATCCTCCATTAGTTCTACACCATAGATCATATTATCGTTGATATGTGTTAAGTCATGATATTTCAATAATTCTGTCTGCAGAGCCAATAGGAAGTTCCCTGACCCCGCTGAGTTGTCAAGAAAGGTGGAGTTCTTATTTTGTAGAACAGATAGAGGGATCTCTGATACCATCTCAGCACAAAGTTCGGGTGGTGTGAATACCTCTCCTGTAGAATCGATACGTTCATCTGATCTTTCAATCGATGAACCTACAGTCTCATTGTGTCTATTCTTTGCCACTATTTGTTTCCTCAACTACACTACGAAAATCATCCCAGAAGACGAGATTCTTATCAACACGTCTTTCAATCTCATTATAACTGATTGTATGGACATTTGCCATCGCATGTTTAGGATGGACACCCTTACATGATGTGAAGATGATCACATTCTTACCATTGTATTGTAGACCCTCATTCATAGTTGCGTCTGCAGCTACGTTAGAGATGTTGTCATTGTTAGTCAGATACTTGGTAGGATCTGCCTTGAACTTCATCTGAATTGCGTTGGGTTTCTTATCAAGAGTTGAGATCCCACGTCCATCAATACCACGGTCATAGTCCAGGTTTGGTTCATAATTTGACGTATATGTCAGAATGTGATCACCATTGAAGAACTTGAAGAAGAACTCAGCGAAGAGTTCCCAACAGTCACCCATGAATGACAGTGGGTCATAAAGATCAGGGTCTTGTTTCTTACCCTCAGAGACAGTTCTTTTCACGAACTGTGCCAGGGTGTTACCCTCAATGATGTAGGGTAACTCAGGGATGTCAAATACAGCAGGATGTTGTAGTTTCATAATAAATCAGTGGTTACATAGATGAAGCGGTTTAAAGGTGAGCAATTGCCTCAACCAAGTTGTTTGATGATTTGAGGAAAATAAATGTTAGACCACTTATACTGTCTCAGAACAGATTGAACTTCATCACTATTCAACCATGAACAGAGTTCTTCACCCTCTTCAATAGAAGATACTTCAGTCCAGATATGTGTCTGACTCAATCCTTTGTTCTGAATGACAGTGAACACAGGATGTTTGGTGGTTGGACATTGAATACGAATCTTTGAATTATTTGGGTGATCACTATTGGTTTTGTGGATCACTGCTCCATGTAGGATTTCAATAGATCCATCTTTATCAAAGAGCTTGTTTTTGTTTTGAGTGTGATATTCACAGGTTTTCTTCCATTCACGAGTGTTAGTGAAGATAGATTTAGACTGTTCAATCAATTGAGGAGAAATAGTCTCTGGAAGACAAATGTGGTCTGCCATATCAATTTCAAAGATTTCACCTGTGTGACTCTCAATAGTTGTGGGACCGACGTGGTTCTTGTCAATTACAACACGACAGAACTGAACACCAATTCCCTTGAAATGTTGTTTTACATTGAAAGAAACAAACTTGAGATAGTCTTTGATGTCTTGAAACCGACCAGCGGGAGATGTAAAAGAGGCAGGAATGATCAAAGAAACAAAATCACTGTTCTCTAGTGATGTGTTCAGAAACTCTTTCCACAGAGAGTTTTTAGTTGCTCTGTGTGAAGAATCTTGATAAGGAGGGTTACCGATGATTACATCAAATTTCATATCACACCTTTTGTAATTGTTCATTGGTGGAACATAGTATGTAACACCAATCTTTTCACATGCACCTTTGATAGTATTATAATACTTTTCTTGAAGATCTGTAAGGGATCGGTGATCATTTTCAAGAACAACAATGTTGGTAAAACCATATTCCTGAAGAGTCAGTGTGAGAGTCAAGAAAGTATCAATAACACCAATTCGATCATTCTTATCAATATCAAGATCAATCAGTTGTTGCACCATCTCCTGTGAGAGATTCTCAGGAATAGGTTGACGACCATCAACAGGTTTAATTCCTTGTTTGAATAGGGTACGAAGTACCTCACGTTTTTGGAGGAGTGTTGGAGTCAATGTAGTCATAGTTTGGTGGTCTTATATCAATAGAGCAGTTTAGAGGTGAGTAACAATAACTCACCTCATATTGTATCAGAAGATATCAAGAGGGTTAACACTTGCGATACCCAGAAGTTCTTCCAGGATGTTGTTATGTTGGAACTGAAGTGCGTAATCAGCCACACGACGGTTGAGTTCATCGAGATCCAGATCTTCGACGATCTCATCCTCTTTACCACGACCAGAAGTCTCGGTGAAGATCTCTTCAACTGGAACACCTTGAGTGATCAATTGGGTGACGATCTGACGAATCAGTTCTTGACTCTCGTTCGTATTTGACTCATGTTGAACAACAGTAACAATACCATACTTCTTACCAACAGACCTACGAATCACACGACCCATAGATTGAGTGGAGAAAATGGTGGAGAGAGTGTTACGAAGGAACACGACACCAGTGAACGCCTTGACATCGATTCCTTCACCTAACATAGAATAATGAAGAACAATCATCTTCTCATCAGTGGAACCAAGTTGATTGAGTTCCTTGATGAAGTTAGACTTATTGACCTTCTTCTGGCCATTGATGTAACCCTGATTCACAGAGTCAATGGTGAGAACATTATAACCTTTAGAGTCAGCGAACTGTTGAAGTCCACCATTCAGAAGATCAATGATGGCTTTAGTTCCTTGAACACAGAAGAGAATCTTATGTGACTTAGTGTCACTGTGTTCTTTTTCGTAGTGGTTAACAACCTCACGAATCGTCTGGAGGTTAATAGAAACCTCATCCATCTTATCTAGGTCAGCGTCAGTCTTCAGGAGGTGAATCAGAGGAGAAACAATAACACCTTTTTTAACCAGTTCAGAGAACTTAACGTTTGCGATTTGTTCACCGTAAACACTAACGTTATCCATTCCAGGACCATTAGAGGAACGAGACTGAGAATAACGAGGAGTTGCTGTAAAGAAGTAGTTGTTCTCTGCGTGATGTGAGAGGAACTTAACAGTGTTAAAGTTATCAGAAGAAGTGGAGTTATGTGCCTCATCATAGTATACAACTGACACAGGAATCAGTGAGGACACGATACGATCCAGACTAGCGTAGGTAACAAACAAGATCAGGGGTTTCTTAGCCTTAACTGCGATCCTGTAAGTGTCACGAATCTCATCAACAATAGTTGTAGGAGACTTAGGAGGAGTGACACGGAACTTTAAACCAGAACGATCACGTTGGAAAGTCTTACCTTCAGAGGAGATCTGACGGTACATAAAGTTCACATCCTGAAGATGTTTATCAAACTCACTGAACAGTTGTTGAGAAAGAAGGAGTTGAGGAGCTACTACAACAACAACATTTCCAGGTTGAAGGAAACGACGTGAATCATTGATGAATGTGAATGTCTTACCACCACCAGTGGGGCAAGAGATCCATCCTTTGTTATTAGACTTCATTGAGTCTAATATTTCTTGTTGGTGGGAATAAAGTTTCATAGTTGGTTCAGTGGTCTTATACCTATAGAGCAGTTTAGAGGTGAGTAACAATAAACTTACCTTTTTTGTGAGACATTGTTAATTACCACACGATTTGTGGGATACTGTGCCTCTACAAGTTCTTTGATGAATGAACGCTCTGATCGATCAGATTCAATCTCAAAGTTGTGTCTTCGTCCCTGTTT